AGTTGTGTAATCACCTTCACCATTATCTGTAGCACTCGTTGTATTAAAACTATCTTGAATACCAAAAGTATCTGTGCCTTTAAGATACACCCAAGACTTTGCTGTACCCTGATTAATTGTACTCATAGCAGTAGAATTATTACTACTTGCATCTGTTAATGTGTTTACTCTTAATATACTAGCCATTATGCGAGGTCTCCAAATATATGTCCATAAACTCTATCTTCTTCATTTGCTGTTCTGTTTGCTGAAGTACCACTAACATAAAAATTAAAAAGTCTATACAAAGTTGCTGTAGGGTCTGTGCCTTGATAATCTTTTTCAGTAACATGATAGTCAGTGCCTAAAGCTCCAATACTATAATTTGCACTAGCCATATCATTGGCTATCGTAATTGTAGTATCTGCTGTACCATTATCTGTGATTGATGTTGTATTAAAACTATCGGCTGTAGAATGGTCAGCACTACTAAACTTTATCCAATGTTTACACAACCCTTGTTGCAGATTAGTTGTTGTACTATTGCCTTCACCTGTAACGTCTATGCTACCTGCTGTGGTTACACCTGTGAGTGTATCTACTTTTAATTGTGATGCCATTATGCTAGGTCTCCAAATACTGCTGCATTGTTAACTCCATCTGCATAATTTCCAGATGCATTAACAGTTGACACTTCAAATACAGTTGTACTTACACTAAACCCTATATATGGATAATTGCTTTCAGTGCCTGTTAAAACACAATAGTCATTATTTATTGCATTTGTCATTGAAGGTCTACCTCTGGCAGTAGCCAAGTCATTATAACTTGATATATTAAAAGTATCTCCATTTATTGCACCATCAGGATGACTTGCGGCAGTACACCAAGCTTTCGCCAACCCTTGCACAGTATTCTGTGTGCCACTACCACCTTCACCTACATAAGTAGACGTATTACCTATCTTTACATTCGTGCCACCTGACCCTGCTTTATCTACAATGGTGTCTACATTTAATTGTGAACTCATACTATACTCCAATATCCATTAACAGTGACTGTTGCACTTTGCGTTATAGGACCACCTGATACACCATTCTCATCACTGTCTATTGTAATGTCTGCACTGATTGTCTGTCCATTTAATCTGATGATTGAGTTGTTACCTTTGAATGGGTATCTTGTATCGGCTTCGGACTTTGTGTAACTATCGGCTACAGTAAATACATCATACACAACCATTTCTACTATATCATTCAAACTCGCTGCTTGAACCAAGACCATAGTTGTACCCGTTGTTGCCGTATAGTCATCACCCGGCACTAACAATATTCCGTTTTGATATACATCCATGTACAATGTATCGTTGTAACTTAGTACAAGTGAGTTGGCATCCGATCCACTGAAACTGGTTTGTCCAGCCGTGGCTTGATACTGAAACCTACTTCTTACACCAAAATTTTCTGATCTACCTATATAGGGCATTTTTTAACCTTTCGGGTACTTATCTTTAACTGCTTTTATGGTAGTTTTCCAACCATCTACACCATTGTTATATATGTCATCTAGTTGGTCTGCCATTGATGGATACTCTGCTCTTCTTTTAGATTTATATGAATCATTTTCTAAATCCCAAGCATCTTGCATAGCCTTTAATCCTTTAGTGCAATCAGTTTCACTTGGCTTTGCACCATCATCATGCACAATTAAATTAGCATAAACTTTATCTTTAGAATTTGACCAACCAAACCATTGACCAGTTCTTACTGTTACAAGATAATCTTCTATATGAATAGGTCTGCTCATATTATGTATCTCCTAATCTAATAAATGTAAACGTAGTGTAATTTAAAGTTGAACTACCTGATACTAAAACATCACTTTGACTTGGTAAAATTACAAATCTTACTTTTACGTTTGAAACATCTGTTACATCTACTGTACTTTCAATACAGTTAGAAGTATAAGTTCTGGCACTATACTGATAAATATGTGAGTTATTTTCTGCTATAGTTACATAATTTGAATTGTCAGTTGTTGCTTGTATATATGCTGTTTGGTATCTGCTGTGTCCTTCTCGTGAAAGACCTACTATATATCTTACAACCCAAATTCCTGTAACTGGAAATGTAAAGATTCCAGAACTTACAGTCATAGCTGAACCTATTGTTCCTTGTGCAGACGTATCAACTCTTTCTAAATTTGAAGCAATAGGATTACCACTCCCAGCAAAAGTAGTTGTCAATCTCCATTGGTCAACATGAGTAATACCACCAACACCACTCACAGTTCCAGTAAACGGAAATGTATCTGCTAGGTTTACGCCCTCTGCTTGAACTTTGGTTAACGGCATTCTTTACTCCTTATGCGTATGGACTGTCACCTAATGTGCTTGTATCCCAAGCAGCTTTAAGTTTAGCTATAGTGTCTGCATCTGTTATTGCTTTTGCAGAAGGAGCATCTCTTAATGCTTTCTTCTTTGCTACACTTGCAGCTTGTGCATCTGTGTCTGCACCTTCTAATGCTTTCATATACACAACATCTTCTTCTGCTAATAACGGAGTTCTAGCTTCTCTAATCTTATCTTTAAAGATTTTTTTAGCTTCAGTTATATCTTCACTTATTGTTGATCCAGATAATGTCCATGCATTTCTAAAATGTCTATCGGATGGCACAGTTGCATCTGCTGCATTAATAGTCTTGCCATCTTTATCTACTATGTTTGTTGTTGCCATTTAAGCCACCTCTTGTTTTTGTATGGTTAATTCTTCATTAATCTTCCAAGCATTTCGCCATACTCTAGTGCTTGGTAACTGTTGTTTAGTACAAATAACCATTCTCGGTTTATTTGCCTTATCGTAATCTTTCCACACATGTTGTGGTAAGTCTTTCATAATTAAATATTCTATAGCTCGTTCTTCTGTCATTGCCTCAATAGGCTTTGTGTTGTGAAGCAAATACCCTCTTGTATGTTTAACAAAATCTGGTTTTGCCTCATCCTTCTTTAACTCCCAGTATGCCTCAACGGGAGGTAAAATACCACCCTGCAAAGCACAAGCCATCCAATTAGGGTCAGGGTGTGTAACCTTTGCAGGTTCATCAGGTGTTTCTGGGTCTTCCCATACTACACAGTATTCTGTTCTGTAAGGCTCTAACTTTTCTTTTGCCCAACACAGTCTATCCCAAAGATGTGTGCCTTGAAATTCTGGTGTTTCTATTGTCATGCTAAGTCTCCTAGTATTAATATACCTGCTTTCTTTTCGTCTACAGTGCTTCCATTATCTCTTCTCACATTATAACTTCTTGCTGAAGTGGTGGTACTATATGTATCAACAGTATTTCCAAGACTGTAATCACCTAAACTAGCATCAGCTATAGCTAGTTCATAATAATCTCCATTAGAAAAAGCAGATGTAAAATTAGAAGTTATTACACCAGTACCAACATCTGAAATAGACGCAATATTCAGACTTGACAATACAGAATTACTAGAACTTGTATCAACAGTAGAAAAGGCTTTAACACTACCACTTGCCAAGTAATCTGTATCCACAGACTTAGCTGTTCCACTTATCTGTCCACTTGTTGATAATGTATCAAATGCTATTGTTCCGTTTGCCATTATGCTAAGTCTCCGTGTAGTGCAAAACTTATTATTTCGGGATCATTAGGTGTAGCATGTGCATACTGAAGGTCTAGGTCAATAGTTCCTGCTCCTAGTGCATCACCAGGAGTTGCACAGTTCATTAATGTATTATTACTAGAAGCACCACCTGCACCAGTAGTTGCAGAGTAAGTTGCATTAGCCATATCATTAGCAATAGTTACTCTATAATTTCCAGTAGCTTGATCTGATATACTAGTTATATTAAGACTGTCATTAATAGCAGGTGTGTTCTCACCATTCATTCTTAACCAAGCCTTCGCCAACCCTTGCTGAATACTTGTCTGATTGCTACCCTCACCTCTAATAGTCATAGAGTTTGCACTTGCACTAACTACAGGTGTTGAGCCAATGGTTATGGTTGTTGCAGTGGACTTACCTGTGATTGTGTCTAGGATTACTGTACTCATATCTAACCTTTCGGATGCTTGTCTTTAACAGCTTTAATGGCTGCTTGGAACGCATCTCCACCTTGACCTGCATGGTATATCAAATCTAACTGTTCACCTATGGATGGGTATGCCTCTGCTCTGTCTCTCTGATACTTATTGTTATCATATGCAGTTTGCAATTCTTTTTGTTTTGCTAGTATGTCTGCTTCAGCTATAGGTGTTGTGTTATTGTGCCATTTAATTTGTTTTACATCATCTTCATCAACAGTTACTTGTGCA